TAGGTGGTTCTCAAGATAGAGGTGCAGGTGGAGGTGGCGCAGGCGGAGCAGCAGAAAATGCTAATGAGCCAAATTCTGTGGGCGCTGGACCAGGATCTACCTCAAGTATTAATGGCACTCCAACAACAAGAGCAGGTGGAGGCGGGGGTGGTGTTGGACCAGGAAATCAACAAACATTTGTTAATGGTGGTGGCGCTTTAGGTGGTGCACCTGAATCTGTTTCTCCCAATGCAGGCAGTAATGCTACAGCTAACACAGGCGGTGGAGGCGGAGGTGGCGCTATGTCAGGTAATCATGGCCCAGCTAATGGTGGCACAGGTGGATCTGGATTAGTTATTATAAGGTACAAGTTTCAATAAGGAGTAAAAATGGCACATTTTGCAAAACTTTCTGATGAAAATATAGTTTTAAGTATAGAGGTCGTTGCTGATACCGACACACAAAATTCTGAAGGTGTTGAAACAGAATCAGTAGGTGTTCAGTTTTTGAATGCTTTACACGGATGGCCTCATTGGAAACAAACTTCTTACAACACTTTTGCAGGGAAGCACTACAACGGAAAAGTTTTATCTGATGATCAAACTAAAGCTTTTAGAAAAAATTTTGCAACAGTAGGGTATAAATATGATTCAACAAAAGATGCTTTTATTCCTCCTCAACCCTATCCTTCTCACACATTAAATGAAACCACTTGTCAGTGGGATCCTCCTATCAGTCCTCCAACAAACTTTTTTTATGAGGGAGATACAGATCCTCTTAATTCTCAATGGGATGAGTCAAACTTACGTTGGATTTGTCCAAAACCATCAGACTCATCTGTAACCTATGTTTGGAATACTTCTACTTCTCTTTGGGAAATACTATCCTAATTTATGAAAGACAAAGTAACTTTAACGGAACAATATGTTATTGTTGGAGAAGTTTCAAAATCTCTTCAAATAGATTTAAATTACATTAAAAACAATGTTGTTAAAAATTACTCTTTCGATGAATGTCAAAACCCAAGTGATTTTAGTTATCGAAAAGACTATTACAATTTAAGTGACGATGTAAATCTAACTTGGTTAACAGATTACATACGAGATCATTACAATTTAGAACATAAAAAAACTCCTATCCTTATGGAAAGAGCAGGTCTTTTTTTACCTCAGGGTAAATCAATAAATTATCACAATCATATAGATTCCTATGATTTAATAGGTTCTCCTTACATGTCTTGTATTTATACGGTTGATTGTGGAGAGGAACCTTCCTATGTAATATTTGAATATTCACAAGGAAGACTACAAGATAAAAAATACAAAATAAAATTAAAGAAAAATCAATATGTTTTATTCAGTTCTGAATTAAAACATGAAATAACAGAAAATAAAAATAAAAAACCAATGATAAATTTATCTTTAAAATTCGAATTTAAACTTTAATATAAAACGTAGAAGGATGAATTTACAGAATTATTGGTATGTCTTTGAATCTGCTGTTCCACATAGAATATGTGAAGATATTGTTAGATATGGAAATCAAAAAGTAGAACAAACTGCTTTAACTGGCGAGTTTGAAGGAAATGTTCCCAAAGATGTTTCTAAATTATATAAAACAAGAAACTCATCTATTATTTGGATGGACGATCAATGGATTTACAATGAAATTCTTCCGTATGTAAAAAAAGCAAACCATGATGCTGGTTGGAATTTTGAGTGGCAACGCTCTGAACCGTGTCAGTTTACAGTTTATCGAGAACAACAACATTACACTTGGCATCAAGATTCTTGGAATAAACCCTACAATAGACCAAGAATGGTTGATGATGGTATGATTAGAAAACTATCAGTAACTGTTTCTTTAGCTGATGGAGAAGAATATGAAGGCGGAGACTTAGAGTTTGATTTAAGAAATAAGTCAGACAGTAGCTCTGTTATCCAACGATCTGAAGCAGCTAGAAAAAAAGGATCTATCATTGTTTTTCCTTCTTTTGTGTGGCACAGAGTAGCTCCTGTTACAAAAGGAACTCGCTACTCGTTAGTAATTTGGAATTTAGGTTTTCCGTTTAAATAGGAGTAAATATGGCTAAAAAAATAAAAAAAGAAAATGTATTTAAGGAAAATAATTATGCAGTAATTAGAGAGGCTATTTTACCAGAACTTGCCAGTTTTGTGTATGCTTATTTTCAAAATAAAAGAGCGGTAGCTAGCCACTTAAAAGCAACAAAATACATCTCTCCTTTTGATGGAACATGGGGTACTTGGGATGATCAGCAAATACCTAATACTTATTCTCATTACGCTGATCTAGCTATGGAAACACTTATGGTCAGAGTAATGCCTCTAATGTCTGCTGTTACACAATTAGAATTAATTCCTTGTTACTCTTACGCTCGAATATACAAATATGGAGACACGTTACACAGACATAAAGACAGACCTTCTTGTGAGATATCTTGTACCTTAAATTTAGGTGGGGATGATTGGCCTATTTTTTTGGAACCCTCTGGAGAAGAAGGAAAAGAGGGAGCAAAAGTGGATTTAAATCCAGGAGATATGTTAGTTTATCGAGGAACTTTATTAGAACACTGGAGAGAGCCATTTCAAGGATATGACTGTGGTCAAGTATTTTTACACTTTAATGATAAAAACGGTCCTTTTGGAGAAGAAAATTTAAATGATAAAAGACCTATGCTAGGTCTGCCCGCATGGTTCAAACAAAGTTAAAAGAAAAAAAATATAACAAAGACTCTTTTATTGGAGGCTGGTACATACCTAGCAATATTTGTGACAAGTTAATTGATTATTATGAATTTAATAAAGAATTTTGTTTTGACGGAGTTACCTTAAAACATGGTGGAGAAAGAAAAGACATTAAAGATAGTAAAGATTTAATTGTTGGTTATTCAAATTTTGACAACATTATCGGTGAATATAGAAAACAACTTCAATTGGTTTTAAACCATTACATGGAAAAATATCCATACTCAAGCAAGGTGGAGTCTTTTGATATATGTGAAAACTATAACATGCAAAAATATCCTGTGGGAGGAGGATTTAAAGCTTGGCACAGTGAGATAACAGATCACTATCGACTGATAAGACATCTTGTTTTTATGACTTATCTCAATGATGTTGATGATGGCGGAACAGAATTTGCTCATCAAAATATTAAAACTAAAGCAGAAAAAGGTTTAACATTGATTTG